TACACGCTGGACAAGGGACAGCGCGACACTCTGTACCCCGCGAGGATCAACACCATTATCAAGAAACGGGGCGTCGGAATCGTCGCATGGGGCAACCGCACGCTGTCCGCTCTGTCAGACTGGCGGTCTATAAACGTCCGGCGTCTTTTCCTGAACGTTATCGAGTCCATCGCGGAAGGCACGGAATGGGCCGTGTTCAGGGACAACAACGCGGAACTGTGGAAAGACCTCACCACCACCACAACTCTTTTCCTCAAAGACTACTGGCGTGACGGCGCGTTCTTTGACGGCGGCACCGGCAACTGGCGTGACGCTTTCTACGTCAAGTGCGACGGTGAACTGAACACCCAGGACATCATCGACCAGTACAAGGTCGTGACCGAGATCGGCATCGCGCCGACAAAGGCTGCTGAATTCGTGATATTCCGCATTACGCAGTGGGACGGCGGACGCCTGCTGGAAGAGCTGACCACCGCCTCGTGACCCGTATTTTTCAACACTGATAAACAGGAGGTGACATGATGCCTGCTCAAGCAACGGCTATCAACTACTGGGACAAATACGCCTTCATCGTGAAGATCGACGGCGTTGTCCGGGCCGCTTTCAACAAATGCTCCGGCCTGAAAGCCGAGGCGGAAGTGATCGAGTACACGGAAGGCGGCGCGCTGACTCCCCACAAACAGCCCGGCCTGGTCAAGTTCGACGATATCGAACTCGAGCGCGGCATGACGGACGACGACGATCTCTACAACTGGTGGGACGAGATTTACAACCACGCGTCGGGCACCGGCTCTGCCGACGAGCGCAAATACAAGCGCAAGGTGACCGTGATCCAGAAGGACCGCTCCGGCGCGGAACTGGCTCGCTGGGTCATTCCCAAAGCGTTCCCCAAAGGATTCGAGACGGACGACTGGGACAACGAGTCCTCGGAGCACCAGATTTACAAACTCGTCCTCGCCCATGAGGGCTTCGAAAAGGAGTGAGATAACGCATGGACCTTTACACGGAAAAAGTAACGCTCCCGTCCGGCATGGAAGTGACGGTCCGGGAGATGACGGCCACGGAGGAAGGGTTTCTCGCCAGTCCCAAGATGATGAAAACCGGGACGGCGTTCGAGAAGATTCTGCGGAACTGCCTGCTGGACAAGGACGTGGATATCGACGACATGCTCGTCGGCGACCGTTATTACCTGATGCTGGCGATCCGGAGAATCACATTCGGGGACGATTACGACTTCAAAGTAAGGTGCATGGCCTGCGGACACACGTTCGCGGTGAACGTGAACCTCGCCGATCTCCCCATGAAGAAACTTGAGGGCGACCCGGACGCGACGCATAAGATCACGCTTCCGAGAACGAAAAAGGAAGTGTCTTTCAAACTCCTGCGCGGGCGCGACGAGAAAAAAATCGCCTCCACACTCCGAAAAAGCCCCCAGGAACTCATCCGGCTTTCTCTCTACCTGCACACGGTCGCCATCGATGGTGACGACAACGTGTCCGAGAAGTTTTTCTCTACTCTCCCCGGAGCAGATTCTCTTTTTTATCGTAGAAAGATTGATGAAGTGACCTGCGGCGTGGACACCACCGTCGAGGTGGAATGTCCCGACTGCGACAACGAGTTCGAGATTCAGCTCCCCATAAACGAATCGTTTTTTTTCCCTACTACCCGGAATGGCAGCTTTTAGAGGAAGCGTTTTTCCTCTGTTACGGCAAGGGACCATTCAGTTCCCCGGAAGAAGTGATGCGGCTGCCCAGCCGGGTGCGCAAACGGTACGTGGAAATCCTTTCCGACCAGTACAGGGAGGAAGAGCGCCAGGCAAAGAAGGCGGCGAAAAGGTAATTCATGAATAATTACGGGCTCGGCATACTCATTCAGGCGAAGGACAACGCGTCGGCCACTTTTCAAAGGGTGGAGAAGAATTTTCAATCCCTCTCCAAGAAAAGTGACCAGCTCGCTTCGCGTATGCAGGCGTCCACGAAAACCTTCTTCGCCGGTATTGGCATGATGGGCGCGGGCATGGCCACGCTGGCTATACCCGCAAGTTTTGTGAAATCCACCCTGGACACCAAGAAGGCGCTCGGCGAACTGGCGTCCCTGGGGATCGAAGACCTGGAATCCATCGAGAATGCCGCGCGTTCGTTTTCAAACGAGTTCGCCGGGACGACTACTGACCAGTTCATCACCGCCGCTTATGACATCAAGAGCGGTATCGCTTCCCTGTCGGACGAGGCCGTGGGACAGTACACACGTCTCGCGGCGCTCACGGGCAAGGCGACAAAGGCGTCCACCGAGCAGATGACATCCCTGTTCGCCACCGCGTACGGCATTTACAAGGATTTCTATTCCGATATGTCTGACTTCGAGTTCGGTGAAATGTTCTCCGGAGGCCTATCGAAGTCGGTTCAGCAGTTCAAGACGACCGGGCAGGAAATGCAGGCGGCAATAGAAAGTCTTGGCGCAACGGCCACCACGTCGCTCGTTCCGATGGAAGAGCAGCTTTCCATTCTCGGCATGCTCCAGGCCACCATGTCCGGCTCCGAGGCTGGAACGAAGTATAAAGCGTTCCTGAAATCCATCGCCAAGGCCGGAGACGATCTCGGTATATCCGTGATGGACGCCAACAACAAGCTCCTGCCGCTGCCCGATATTCTCGACCGGTTTAAAGCGAAGTACGGAGAGACTCTGGACGCGGTCGAGAAACAGCAGATTCAAAAAGCGTTCGGGCGGTTCGAGGCCGTGGCATTCCTCGATCTTTTTTACGGGAAGTCGGCGCAGGTGACCGAGAACGTCAACGCATTGAGCGACGCCATGCAAAACGGGACAGCCGTCACGAACGAGATGGCGGCGGCAATGAATCAGGACATGGGCGCTCAGCTCCAGATACTTTCCCAGCAATGGCAGAACCTCAAGGAAACGCTCGGCACCGCAATCCTTCCGCTCGTTATACCCATCGTCGAGAAGATCGGGGCCGTTGTGAAGAAGTTCCAGGAATGGGCTTCGAAAAACAAACCGCTGGCAGCGACCATCATGAAGGTCGTCATGGCGGTCGGCGCTCTGCTCGTCGTTGGAGGCGCGATACTCACGTTCCTTGGCGGCATCGGAATGCTTTCTGTTGGTTTGTCCGCGCTCCCTGCCGCCGCAGGTGCGCTCGGGGGCGTCGTGGCCGCCATCTGGCCGGTCATCGCAGTGATCGCCGCACTGATCGCGGCAGGTGTCGCTCTATATTACGCCTGGAAATACAACTTCGCTGGTATCCGGGACTTCGTCATGCCCATCTGGAACCAGTTCAAGCGCGGGTTCCAGAACCTTGTGAACATCGTTAAAGGCGTGATCGCCATCCTGCGCGGCCAGCCCATCGGACCGGAACTCGAGAAAAGCCTCAACGCCGCGGGCCTCATGAAGACGGTAAAGGGACTCGCGAATTTCCTGAAGATCACCTGGAACTTCATTAAGGGATATGTCACCGGTTTCATCGAAGCGATAGAGCCGGTGTACAGGGGCCTGTTCGATGCGTTGAAACCCATCGTTTCATGGATCGTCGAGGGTTTCAAGATCGTATGGAACGCCATCGGGAAATTCTTCGCACTGTTTTCCGGCGAAAGCAAGGGTGCCGAAAGCGGCGCGCAGAGCTTCGGAAAAACAGTCGGAAAAGTATTCGGGTTTATTTCAACTGTTGGCATCAGGATTCTGACGGTAGTCATCCGGGTTCTGACTTTCGTTCTTCCGATAATCGGGAAAATCATTCTTTTCATTTTCAAGGCGATAGTGGCCATCGTGAAATTTGGCATCGCGGTCGGGAAAGCCATCGGTGCAGCCGTCGTCTGGGTGTGGAACTTCGTCAAAGCCATCTGGAACGGGCTCGTCACCGCCTGGGAAACGGCGGGGCAATGGATATCGAGCGCGATCAGCTTTATTACCAACCTGGTATCCATGGCCGTCCAGTGGATACTTGCCCGGTGGGAAACGCTAAAACAGGGCGTGATCTTTATATGGAACGCGATCAGGACCGCTGTTTCTACCGCCATCAATTTTATCAGCCAGACGATCTCGATGGTTCTCATGGCGATCCAGATGCGCTGGCAGCAGTTCAAGATGTTCATCACCATGCTCTGGCAGGGGATTTCTATGGCCGTAACGATGGTGGTAAACACCATCCAGGGCACGATTAT